CTAGAATCAGCACAATTAACTGCTTTTGGTTTTGATAGTGCAGATGGTGAAGAAACAATTGATTTGGATGAAAATGGACTAGCACAATTCAATCAACAATATGCCAATGAATTACTCGATGTTGTTGAACAATATGCCGATGTTGAAGAACCAACAGATGCCGATGAATTAGGCTTAGACGAAGCAATTAAATTAATTGACGCAATTAAAAAAGATAGTTATCCCTATGGTGGTGGTAACGACAGAATGCAAACCGGACAGAATTATGGTGATAAGAAACCAACAAATCCTGCGGTGAGAGTGAAATCTCCACAATTAGATAAGTTCGTTCAAGAAGTCGACAAACCCGCAATGAAATTGATACAACAAGCACCCGGCGGGTCAACTGCTGGTGGTATTAAACAACTCGATGAAATATCAAGTGGTTTGGCACAAGGTGCTGCAAAAAAAGCATTGGGTAGTTATTATGATACTACGGTAAACAACCCCGACTCTATTGATAGAAATAAGGTTCTTGGTCAAGTAAAAAAATTTGAAAGATATATTAATCCAGAAGTTAAACAGCAAATAGAGAGAATGGGTTTTAGTGTAACTAAGGATAACTCAACAAATGCATCTTTATCGCCATTTGTTATACGTGGTACAACTCCGGGTGATAAAAAAGCATTCACCGTAAAAGTATATAAAGATGATAATGGTGTTGTTAGTTATAGGTTTGAAATTGATGGTAAGTATTACGATAATAAATTATTACAAACAAATCCACCTTATCAAGATATTTATAAAGCCACGACACTATTATATAATGATTTATCAAAAGGGCAAAGTTCTGGATTGAACGAAATGGATAGACCAATAATTGGTGTTTCATCATTGGGTGGTGTTGTTGAAGGTGAGTTTAGTGATGATATTAGTGGTAAACAAGCAGGTCCAGAAATTCAACCATTCAGACCGAAAGAATTTCCGGGAATATATGATGAATTACCCGTAGATAATGAACCAGTCGAAGAAGTATCTCCAGAGAAGAAAGAATTGATATTAAAAGCATATGATAATCTATTAAAAACAAAGTCGAGTCCAACATATCAAGAAGTAATGGATGAGATTGATAGAATTACTGGTAAGAAGAAAGAAAAGACAAGAAACAACGCAATTCCAAAAGATTTCGAACATCTCGAAGACCTTTGGGAAGGAGAACAAGATAATAAAGGTGCTGACCTTATTCAAGCAATACAAAACGTAAAGAAAAGATTAGGCACAAAATTTTTAAGTCTTGGTCTTGAAGAATATAAAGCATTAGTTAAAGCCGAAATTGAAGCACTTAAAAGTGAAAGACATTTATCTAGCGGAAACTTGGGATTTAGTATGAACGAAATATCTAGTGGTTTGGCACAGCAATCTGCCGAAAAAGCAATGGATACATATTATCAACAAAGAAGTACAGACCCACAAGCAGCGGAAAAGAAGTTAGACCAATCAAGAAAATTCCAAGGATATATTAATCCAGAGGTTAAGCAACAAATAGGGGCAATGGGATTAAAGATAGAAAAGGATAGTAATTCTGGTACTGGGTTTGTAATATATACATTGGGTAATGATGGAAAACCAATTCAGGTTAGAATGTTTAAGGACGATAAGGGTAAAGTCGGATATAGTTTTGAAGCGAGTGGTATGCGCCAAGATAATAGTGAATTAAATACCAATCCCCGATATAAAGATATGCTTAAGGCAGCGTCATTAGTGTATAATGATTTATCAAAAGGACAGCCACAAGAGCAACCTATGAATGAAGACGAAAAATCCGACTATCCAGACCCAATTGGTAAAAAGTTTAAACCTAAAAAACATTATCCGAAGAAAAAACATAAACAAGATACTTCCGTTAGAATAAGCGAAAGTACAGACCAAAACAAATATGAAGATGTTGTTCTTTTAAAAGATGATTCGGCATTTCAACCATTAGAAATACTAGATACTAGAGGCGAAGACGCTGCACTTAAGTATCTTCAACAATGGCATAATCCTGGTCAACATACAAGTATTCCAGAATTACGTAATAGCAGTATAGACCAAACATATGAAAAGGATGGTTATTTCATGTATTGGAATTCAAGGGTTGGTTATATTGGTTTACAATATGATTTGTCAAAAATGAACGAAGAGGCAGAACCAAATGCTCAAAAGGGAATTGAAGATGAACCTCTTGATAATAATTATGGTGATGAAAATGAATTGGGTGATGCTAATGAACCAGATATCGAACAACTATCACAAGATAAAGAAGAGGTTGGTGATATGCTACAAGGTGGAAAAGCCGATGATAAATCTCCAAAAGATTTTGACCCAGAGCAAATATTAAAAGGAATGAAAGTAGAGTTGGAGCACAGCGATAATCCAATGATTGCCATTGAAATAGTTATGGACCATCTCGCCGAGATACCTAATTATTATGATTATCTTGCTGACATGGAGAAACAAGCGGGTGTTGCTGATGTTGAAGGTGGTGAAAAGAGTAGTGATAAGGAATTAACCGATACATTGCTTGGATTCAAACCTCATAATGTCGGTGATGAAATTGAAGCAGAAGAAGATGATGAGGAAGAAACCGAAGAAGGCGAACTTGGCGAACAAGAGGATGTTTTTGGCAGACTTGGTGATATTTTAAGACCGCAAAAGCCTGAGCCAGAAGAAGAACCCGAAGAAGAAGTAAGTGAAATGTTTAGTCAAAGAAGAGACGATAAAACAAGAAAAAACTTAGAAAACATCAGAAATGTCGCTGATAAGCAAAAAGAAATAGAAAAAGAACCCGAAGAAGTTAATGAAGATTTAGGTTTTTCTAAGGAAGATTTAATGAAAAAAATCGGCAATGCGGCTTCACAATTGAATTATTCAAGAATTCCTGACGACCAATTGGAAAAAGTTTTAAGTCTTGCAAGTAAAGCGGGTATTGGAAACATAAAACAATCAGTAGAAGCAGAACTAGCAAAACGTCAACAGAATACACAACAAGAAATGCCTGAGGGTTTATACGAAAGCCAAGTTAAACTTGCTAAAGAAACACTGAGTAATCGTAATGTTCCAACTGGATTGAGTAAAAAAGAAGCGACACAGATTTTAGTGAAGCATTTTATAAAAAAATAATTGGGATTATTACATAATAAAAAGACTACCACGTGTAGTCTTTTTTGTTTTATAGTATTTATAAGAAAAAGCAGTATGTCTTATTATCGTTCATATTTTAAATGGAACAATACGTTAATCGAAAGCAATCTAACGAATAACAGTCAGAACCCCGTTACGGAGATATCTTATGGCACTCCTAATAAGGAAGTGAGTAGATTTTTATTCGATGTTGATTTTACTGGCTTACGTCAAAGAATTGCCGAAGGTTTTATTAATCCCGCTAAGATTACGGGGCACACATTGAATATGACCAACACAATTAGATATGCACCACAATTTATTGGTAGAAAAGCATATAGTCTTGGCATTGAAAGGGCGGGTGCTGTTGAATTAGAATTGTTTAATATTAATGAGTACTGGCAAGAAGGTAATGGTTATACTTTTACCTATTCAGACCAACAAGATTTATTTACACTACAACCACTCCCAGAGATTCCACAGCAAGCATCTAACTGGTCAGCAAGGACATCAACAAGTGGATGGACTGTTGCGGGTGCATATATAAGTGGTGTAAGTCAAATAATCGGTAGTCAGCCATTCGATGTCGGCAATGAAAATATGAATATTAACGTTACTAATTATATTAACCAAAGATTATTTGGAACTGGCTATACTGGAACATCGGCTTATACTGGTGATTCTTACGGTCTAGGAGTTAAATTCCCCGATGCAACCGAAGCATTGGACACAGAGTATCGCCAAGCAATTGCGTTCCATGCAAAGCATACAAACACGTTTTATGACCCATTTATTGAGACATTTGTTGATGACGGAATTTTTGATGATAGGAATTATTTCTTTATGGATAAAGACAATAGTTTATATCTTTATGTTAATATTGGCAATTTTCCACAGAATATAACTGTTAATAAGGTTGACATATACGATTACGAAGATAATCTCGTTACAACAATAAGCGGTGCTTCAATTGAGAATGTAACTAAGGGTGTTTATAAAATTAGTCTTAATATAAGTTCGGCTGATTATCCCGATGCTGTTTTATTTAGGGATGTATGGTCATTAACTATTAATAGTAGAAGTGTAACCTCTGAAAATGATTTTTATCTTATATCGGCAGACAAATACTATACTTTCAATCTCAGCAACCAAATTGATTTTAGAAATTACTTCTTTTATTTTTGGGGAATTAATGAAAAAGAGAATATTAGAGCGGGTAACATAAGAAAAATAAGATTAACTATAAAAGAATTGTATGCAAATCAAAATAATTTCTTACCTTTGGACATTGAATATCGTGTATATACAACGGTTGGTTCGAAATATGAAATAGACATAATACCTTTTACAAGTGCAAACAGAACATCAAATGGATATGAATTTAATTTAGATACATCATGGCTTATACCACAGGATTATTATTTACAAATCAGATTAAAGAATGGCAGTTACTATGAGAATAAACAAACCTTGTCGTTTACTGTTGTTAATGATGGAATAATAAATAATTCGAATTAATTTTTAAAAAGTCTTGTATTTATCAAAAATGTGGACTATATTTGTAGCGCAATAAATATTGTAAATAACTTTAACTGTAAAATTTTAAAAAATGGAAAATTCAAATGCAAGTGCAAACCCACAAGGTGGTGATTTGTCAAATTTCAACAAAGCCTTCGAAGATTATCAGAAGAATCAAGTAAAAGGCGCAAAACGTAAATCTAAAGAGGACATACTCGCAAAGTATTTCACTCCTCGAAAAGACAAGGAAACTTTCAGAATCTTACCCTACAAGACGAAAAACTTCTATGTAGAGACGTTTTTTCACGTAGTACCTACCAACATTGCTGGTGGAACATCTACTACCTTGAAAAAGAAACAAAGTACCGTTGTCTATTGTCCTGCTCATAATGACCCAAGAATTCCTGTATTGGATGAGAATGGTGTACAGATGAAAGATGGTAATGGTAAGTTAATGACTAGACCTGCACCATGTCCTCTTTGTGACAAAGCAAAAAGAAAACTTGCCGAGCAAGACCAGTCAATCAAATTCATTAAAAAAGAAAATTTGGATGACGACCAGAAAAAAATTGCTGAAAAGAACAAAGCAATTTTTATTGAAGCAAGTAAATGGGAAGCAAAAAAATTCTACATCGTTCGTGGTATCGATAAAGGTGCTGAAAAAGACGGTGTTAAGTTCTGGAGATTTAAACACAATTACAACAATCAAGGTACTCTTGATAAATTGTATCCCATCCTCAATGACTTCCATTCTCAGCATGGAGTTAATTTCGCCGATGCCGAATTCGGTGCAGACTTAAACATCTTAATGGGTACTACTAGCATGAAAAGAGGAGATGCTGTAATTACTTATAAGACAATATCGGCAATCACTATTCGTGGTAAATCACCACTTCATCATGATTCAGAAGTAGCAAAAGCATGGCTTCAAGACCCAATTGGATGGAGAGATATCTTTAAAGCAAAAACTGCTCCGGGAATCACACCTCATGAATATCTTGAGATGATTGCAAATGGTACTAACCCATATTGGGAAGATACCGACGCAAGCAAGAAACATTGGGTATTTCCTGGTCGTCCCGACCTTGAACTCAAAGCCAATACTCGCACACGTAATCTCGATAAGGATGAAGAAGAAGATTTCGAACAAGCATCCGACTTGGATTATACGGAACAGCCAGTTACATTTAATAATGTTAACGCATCGAATGTTGGAACATATAAGGAAACTGCAAGTGACATTACTGCGAAGGCAACTCCACCAGCAAATCCTGCTCCGAGAGAAGTAACTCCCGCACAGCAAGTAACAAATGCGGTCAATGAAGCAACATCTGTTGAAGATGAGCACGAAGACCTCATGGGCGACGCTGAAGGCGAAGTGGGTGACCCAGAGGACTATACAGACCTCCCCTTTTAATCAAAAATTACTTTAATGAACTGAAGGGGAGTGAGAATTCCCCTTTGGTTTACAATAAAATTTATAAAAATGGCAAAAGATATTGATAAAGAAGTACCACAAAATTCTGCGGTAAGGAAACCAATTGCAAAAAAAACATACTCATTAGATAATTTCAAGAAAAAAGTAGGTGCAGATAAAGTTCCATCCAAACCTCTTATATGGATTCCAATAGATTCTGCATTACAAGAAGCAACTGGTATGCCCGGCGTTCCCAAGGGATATGTAACACTATTTCGTGGATATTCCAACACAGGTAAATCGACAGCATTAATGCGTTCAATAGTTAATTCACAAAAAATGGGTGTTCTACCAATTATTATTGATACGGAAAATAATATTGACGAAGGTAATGAAAGATTAACCTTAATGGGATTCGATTGGGAAGGTGATTATATTCTAGTTAAAAATAAATTCCTTCTTGATAATTTTGGTAAATTTCAAGACAAAGACAGAAAAGAAGCAAGTATTGAAGATATGGCAAAAGCAGTCTATTATTTTATAGACCAACAAGCAGCGGGTAATTTACCGTTTGACCTATATTTTGCAATAGATTCCATTGGCACATTAAACTGTATTAAGACAATCAATGCACTCGAAAAGAACGACAGCGATAATAACATGTGGAATGCAGGCGCGTATGAAAAAGCATTCATGTCAATACTAAACAATACTATTCCAAATAGTAGAAGAATAGATAGTCCCTACACCAATACCATTGGTGCTGTTCAGAAAATTTGGTATGACAGTATGAATAAGGTCGTTAAACACAAGGGTGGTGAGACATGGTTCTTTGGTTCAAGACTCATCTATAATTTTGGTGGTATTATCACTCACGGAACTGAAAGATTGACTGCTGCAAGTAAAAGCAGGGACGTTAACTTCGGTTTTAGAAACAAGGTTAATATTGCTAAAAATCACATTGATGGTGAAAAGGGTGGTATCTCATTAGAAGGAAAAATCGGCTCAACACCACATGGATTTATATATGGCGATGATGCAAGTGTTGCAGAATATAAGAAAAAATACATATTGCACTTCCGGAATATTCTTGAGGATGATAGTCTTACTGCTGATGATATTACAATAAAAGCAAAACCAATGGATGCCGAAGGTAATGTTATTAATGACGAATATTTTCATATAGAAGAAAATCCCGAAGAATAAAAATGCTTTGGCGAGTGACAAATAAGTTGCTCGCCAACAATTAAACTCAAATAAATGAAGATTAGAACCCTGTTAATTGATTCTTCTTATCTTTTACAACGTTCATTTCACGGAGCAAAAGATACTTATACCCAAGAGTTTGGACATTGTGGTGCATTATATCAATTTCTTACTACAACACGCAAGTTAGTTAAAGACCATATGATTAATCGTGTCGTCTTGGTTTGGGACGGTGAGGGGGGTGGTCTTGCTCGCCATAATATAGACGCTGACTATAAAGCCAATCGTAAAAGTAAAGAATGGCATAAAAGAATTGAAATGTCTCAAGCGGAAATTGATAGGGAAAACGATAAAAAAGAATCTATTTTAAAGCAAAGACTGCGAGTACAAGCATATGCAGAGGACTTGTTTCTTAGACAAATTGAAGTTCCAGACATAGAAGCGGATGATTTAATTGCTGAATACTGTGTATCGCATAATAACACCGAAGAAATCTTTATCTATTCAAAGGATAAGGACTTCTTTCAATTATTAGATTTAAATATAACGATATTATACCCAAGTGTTGATACACCAATAAATAAAGGAAATTTTTTCTTTATCTTTGGTTATCATTATGCCAATGCACTTCCAATTAAAATAATTTGTGGTGATACTGCAGATAATATTAAAGGAATTAAAGGTATTGGTGAAGATATACTATTAAAGTATTTTCCCGATATGAAATATAAATCGTTTACCGTAAGGGAAATTTGTGCCAAAGCCGATGAGATAAATAAGGGTAGATTAATAAATAAAGAAAAACCACTAAAGGCACTTGAGAATTTATTAAATGGTGTTGATAGATTGGTAATGAATTATAAACTGACCAATTTAAGAAAGCCATTTTTAAATAAACAAGCAAGAGAAGCATTGCTTGATTTAGAATTACCGTTAAGTCCAGTGAAGAGAGGAAGTAAAAATCTTCAGGATATGATGAGACAAGATGGTTTTCTTAGTATATATAAAGGCACTTTTGTAAATTATGTTTCACCTTTCTATGTTGTAATCCAATGTGAAAAAGAAAGGCTTGAAGCATATGAAAGAAATAATAAAAATAAATAATCAAAAAGTCTTTCACTATTGAATAATTCATCGTATATTTGCACAAGTATTAACAATTAAAAATTTTTATAATGAACGAAAAGGAAAATAACAACGCATTCAGATTTGTACTAACACAAGGTAACGTTTTACTTTGCGAAACAACTTTCGATGCCGACAAATTTAATCCCTTCACCCGATATTCCATCAACATCAGGGATATCTTACCAAGAGCAATTACAAAATTGCAAAAAACCCTTTCAAGAAACAGTTACGAAACTTTTGTGGAGTGTGGAAATTATGAACTATATGCATATGCTCGTGATATCATTAATTCATACCCACAACAAATCAAACACGACCTTAAGTACAACCCTCAACCGATTGTTCAGCAAATCGAAGAAAAAACAATAAGAGGTGTGGAGTGTAAAATAGGTTTCTACATCAACGAAAATCCAATTGTAGAAAGAATATTCTACGTAGACGGATTCAATCCAATCGCAAGGTATTCTCTTGACATTGTTGATGCAGTAAGAGAAATCACTAGAGAAATCAGAGCAAAAATCCTTGCTAGTGATGAAAAGAACATGTGGGATGACTATGATTTGATTAATCACAGAGGAATGTCAATCAATCAAATCAGAGAACTTTCTACCGCAAAACGAGAAGAACTTCTCAGAAAATTGAAACGGTAGTGTTACCAATAATTCTTGGCAGTTGTCGCAATATCTACGACAACTGCTTTTTTCTAATCCCATATTTTAATGAGCGAAACTAGCGAAAATACCTTTACATCATATTTAGGTCCAGAATTTCAGCAGAAATTAATGTGGCAGATATTGGTTGAACCCGAATTTGCCGAAAAAGTAATTCCCGAACTAGCAGTCGAATACTGGGACGACCCAAATTATAAAAGGATGTTCCTTATTATTCTCGAATATATTCGAGAGTATGGGAAAGTGCCTAATTTACAGAATCACAGTATAATCCAGGCAATATATCAGTTTAGAACACCCAATAATCCAATCGAGGAAGAATCGCTCAATTCTGTTATTAAACGTATTGAATTATGGAATGAAAGGGTATTAAATAAGCAATTAACCCATGATGGTGATGTTGTTCAAGACAGCACGAATTATTTCATCAAACAACAAGAATATCGTAAACTCGCCGAAAATATTTCGGTAAAAGTTAAGACCGGAGATATACGTAATAAAAAAGAAATAGCACACATTGAGGATAAGTTTCAAAAGATTGCACATATTGGTGAGGACGAAGATTTTGGAACTGAAATTTGTGAAGGCATAGAAAAAGCACTCAGACCAGAATTCAGACAAACAATACCTACTGGCGTAGTTGCATTGGATGCACTAACTGGCGGTGGTCTTGGTAAGGGTGAGATAGGCTTGATTTTATCTCCGAGCGGGGTTGGGAAAACTACCCTTCTCACTAAAATTGCAAATACTGCCCGTGATTTAGATTATAATGTACTCCAAATTATTTTCGAAGATACCGAAGACCAAATTAAACGTAAGCATTATAGTATTTGGACTAAAACAGCACTAAGTGCGATGGATGCTAATAGAGATGCTGTTCTTGAAACGGTTAACGGGAAAATCGAATCAATGGGTAGTAATGGCAAGTTAGTCATTAAAAGATTTAGTCAGGAAGATACTACTATGAGAGATATTCGGACATGGGTTGTCGGATATCAGAAAAGGTTTGGATTCAAATTCGATATTATTATTCTCGATTATCTTGATTGTCTCGACTCTCATAAGAAAACCCAAGATAGAAATGAAGCCGAACTTGTTATCGTCAAATCCTTTGAAGCAATGGCGGGTGATTTTAACATACCATGTTGGACTGCTATTCAAAGTAATCGTTCGGGATTTGATGCTGAGATTGTTGATGCAAGTCAGAGCGGTGGTAGTATTAAAAGACTACAAAAAGCACACTTATTTATGTCAATCGCAAAAACACCCGACCAAAAAGAAGCAAGTCTTGCTACGATTAAGATTATTAAAGCAAGGTTTGCACAAGATGGTCAGATATTCAGAGATTGTATATTCAACAATGATACAATGGAAATCGTTATCCGTGATAGCGGGTATGTCGGCGGTAATTACACCAATAAAACCAAATACGGTGATTTGGTTGCAGCACAATATGGTACTGCACCGAGTGCAAGCATACATGGAGTAATAAGTAGCGTATTGCCAACAGAACCCGAAGTTGATGCTGATATGGATAAAATGAGACAAGCATATATTGAAAATTTTAATATTGAAACGAAAAAGACTGAAAATGATGGTGTAAAACCCAATACTGAAACGGATAATACTGTAATAACGAGATACTTTACCGACCCAAATACTGTAATTAATAATACTGAATCGCCACATCTTACTGGAACAGACATAAATCATCCTAATAATAAATATGTAACATTGACTACTGTAAACGAAGCAATTGATAATGGATTATTTGAAATTGAAGACAAACCTATTGAAAAGAGTGTGGGATTACCGCCACTAAGTGGTATAGTAAATTATATTGAGCCAAAAAGAGAATCGTTTGAATGGACGGGTGAAACCTATACCACAGCAACAATTGAGGTTGAGGTTAAGCACGAAGATATTCCAGTGGTAGACGAAGAACCACCTATGATTGTGAGATACTTTGATATAACTCCCCCGGAAGTGCCTGTACAGCCAGAGGTGTCGGTTGCCGAGATTGTACCAAAGACACAACAGAAAGCCATACGGATATTTTATGGTGACGATGGTATAGTAAAGACAAGTGTAGTTGATTTTAGTCCGGTTGTACCAAAGGTTGAAGAAATTCTAGAAAAAGAATGGAGAGTTGTAGACGGAAAAATGAATCCTGAGCACGAAAAATTTGTTAAAGAACAAAGTATAATAAACGAAACATTAATATCTTCTCCCGAAGAAGTACCAAAGCCACCAATCACTGTAATTCAAAAACCAAGGAATATTGTTGAATTGGAGAAAAGGTTGGTTGATGAAGATGATATACCTAGTCATGACAGAACAGTCTTTGATATGCTTAGAAACATGTCAAAAAGTCAGAACGTTGTAAAAAGAGAGTGAAATATTAACTAATTTTAGATTTTTCAATATTTGTTCGTATTTATATTCCCAAACACTTGCGAAATTAATTTTTATTTCTTAGATTTGCGGAAAGTTCATTAAAATATATAGCGCTATGGTAGAAGTGGTCATCTCGTGACCCTCATAAGGTCAAGGTCGTGGGTTCGAATCCCTCTAGCGCCACTAATTTTTGGTTGTTGGCATCAGAGTTTTTTAGAAAAACGGGGCATGCTGTCTAACATTTGATTTACACCTTCGGGTGCTTGGATTAAGAATGGTTTTTGGCTTCGGTCTTTTTTCAAAAAACAAGAAATTAAATCCTCGTAGAATTATCTGCGGGGATTTTTCTATTTATTTCAGTTTTAATCGGATTTTCTTGTATTTATATTAAATTAAATCGACCCCAAGAAAGGGTCGATAGTTAAAATAGGGTACGGTCATGCAGTTAACCTATTTTAGAAAAATAAGAGATAAGATTAAATAGAAAAATATGCCTAATTTTTTCAGTCGTCCTGTGTTGGAAAATCAGCAATTTAAACAATTACCCGGAAGTATATTAACTTTATCGGGTCAGACACAAATAGCAACCACGAGTGGGTTAACCCTCACCGATGGCGTGGGTGGATATGTACCAATTATTCTAACGGGTGGAACTGAATTTGACGTTCTAACCTATCGTGGTGGTAAAATGGTATTACAGCCATTATCTGGTAGCACCGGAAGTGGAATTTATAGCGGGGCATCGCCAACAACATGTACAGTGGGTGGATTAGTTTCGGGTACAAATATTTATGGAAGTGGAATAACTGCCATTCTTCAAAGTATTTTAGTTCCAACATTATATCCTGCACTAACACCACCGTCGGCATCGCTTAGTCTTGCTCCACCTACACCATTACTTTATGAGGTTGGATGTAACATAAACATTACTAGCACAATAACGTTTAATCAAGGCGTGGTAGCACCAGTATATTGTGGTGGTCCATCAACTAGAACGGGTGTTGCAACATGCTATGCATTTAGTACTTTTAACAGTGCATTTGCATCGGGAGTGACGAATTCATCAGTAAACGCAGGTGTTATTGGACTTGGTTCAAATAACTTTAGTGGTATAGTAGCATATGGTGCGGGTTCTCAAGCATTAAACAGTATTGGTGGTAATTATGGCACAGTATGTCCTGCAAGTAATATGAGTGCGGGTTCAATTGCACTTACAGGTATTTATCCTTGGTTCTATGGAAAGAGCGTAAGTGCACCCGTTGCGGGTCAGGCACTTATAAACACAGGTGGTAAATGTGTTGGGGTTAGCAGTGGTGTAATAACCGTAAGTAATTATGCGGCAAGTAGCGAATATGTTTGGTTTGCAATACCGACGGGAAGTACTTCTAAAACAGTATGGCAAGGAGCAAATAATGTCTCGAACAATGGTCCTATTCCAGGTGCGTTGTTTCCAAGTGTGAGTTGTATGACAGTAAGTTCTCCGAGCGGATGTTGGACAAATGTTGGGTATAAATTCTACATTGGTGGCTACCCAACAAGTATAAATTATGGTATGACATTTTGTAATTAAAATATAGACTATGGCACAATTTAATGAAAATTTTATAATAGCATCGCCAAATCCGGCAGATAGAAGATATTTAAGTCTAAGAACATTAGGTGGTAGTCAATTACCATATTCTTCTGTAACTGAAGTATATAATGTTGTTATACCAGCAGTAAGATATAGTGGTCAGACCGTTTTAATTAGAACTGGTGGTACAAATGTCGAGTATTGGTTTAAAAATGGCGTGGCAAATTCTAATCTAATCGAAAAGAAATATGACAGTACACTTCCACTTGCCGATTATGTTACAGGTGGAACAAATCTAGGCTTCTTTAGTGGGTATACGGGTGTTCAAACTTTACCCATCGACCATTTGCTTGACAGTAATTATGATGGTAATTATCGTTCACTTTATAATTATTATTATAGAGGAACAGACGGTAAAATTCACATAGGCGTACCAAATGATGGCATAGAAAAAAGAGGCTATGTAAAAACAACTCCATTACCAGTTACGTCATGGATTTGGAATGAATATATTGGAGATGCATCTGTGGGTTGGATGCCAATAATGGGTAATATCGCCAATCAGGTTGGAACATTTCAACCGTCGGTGTTATACTATCCACCTTCAATACCATATACTGCAACTAGTTGGAATACTGGAAGTGCATATAATAACGGGTCTAATTTGGTTGTTAATACAGTTTTAGGTAGTCTTACTACTGGTACTACACTAACCATTGGTGGACCACCATTTGCTTTTATGGAGCATAACAATCTTCACTTCAGAACAATTATGACTCAAACACCAAACACTCTTGCTGTGAGTTATACTGAACCTTTTATTAATTTATCCGGAGCAACGTTTGGTGCAAGTGGTAATAATTTGGGTATTGGTGCAGAAGTATATAAAAATACGACAATAGCGGGAAGCAACTCAATACTTAATTTTAGAACGCTTGTTGGAAGCGGTGGTACTCATGTACATGAAGTTGGTGATTATATTTATATTGAAAGTAGCGGTGGTAGTGGTAGTGGTATTTCATATAATTTTATCGGTAGTGGTGCAACTAAAGTAACAACCATTGGTAATAATGTCTACATTTATTCTCCTAGTGGTAATAGTGAGAGTATAAGTAAAATAATTACACAACCTTCACATCCATTTAATCCAGGAGAAGTCGTTGGTTTTAGTGGTGGCACATATAATCAACCAATAGCAGATGGTACATATAATGGTGAAATTATTGGCTTGACTAGCAAATATATTGACGCAAATACGTTTGAAGTCACCCAAGCGGGTTTTGTCTCTGGCTTAACGGGTTTGGTTGCAAGCACAACATATTTCCTTAGTGCAATAGTTGCGGGTCAATTAACGGCAACCGAGCCTACTGGAAATACGCAAATTAGTAAAGCGGTTATCATTGCTACTTCAACCACAAGTGGATGGGTATTACCATATCCGGGATATTATATCACTAGTGGTGTTACGCTGAGTTGGAATAATCTTCAAAATAAACCACAATGGCTGTCAGCAAATACTTTAAATGAGTTTCAAACCGGACACACACATAGTTATATTAACTTAACAAATAAGCCAACATTTATCGGTAGTGGTAATACTGTTGTTATTCCAAGTGGAAATAGTTATATCATATTTAGTTCGGGTGCTAGTAGTCTATATAATCTTGCTTCTCCTTCTGCAATACCACTAGGTGGAATGTGCGTAAATACTGTTTTAACAGGTAAAACCGCATTTCAATTATTCGAAGAATTGCTTGTGCCTGAATTATGTGGCACTATTACTCCACCGTCAATAGGAATTGGATTATCTGCAAGTGGTTTATATGAAATAGGTTGTACTGTTTCACAAACAGTTACCGGAACATTTAGTAGAGGTTGTATTAACCCACAATATTGTAGTCTTTCGGATAAACGTAGTGGCTGTGCAAATGCATATGATTTTACTGGTTGTGGAATGCCCGTAGGCTTTCAAACATGTACATCGGCATCTGCGAGTCAGACTAATCCGAGTTATACTGTTTCTGCGGGTACACAATCTTGGGGTGTTTGTACAAGATACGATGCGGGTTGTGCTGCGTTAGGAAGCAAAGGCAATCAATATTGTGCAGCGTTAGTTTCTGGATGTACAAGTGCCGCAAGTAATTCGATTGTTGGTGTTTATCCATTATTTGCAACAACATCAAATATTACAACATTAACAAGTCAGGCACTACAAAACATGTCAACAGCAAATAATATTCAGATAAATTTATGTGGAGAAGTTAACCCAGATAAACAGAAATTTGAAATACCTTGTGCTTGGCTCAGTGCTCCAAGACCGTTGACAGGTGTTAGAACATGGGTTGGCGTTGCAAGTGCGTGGTGTTATCTAAACGGTGGCACACCAACGTCTTCATTATCAGAATGGACACCAAGTCCGGCAATTGAAACGGTACAAGGAAACTCAATAGGCTATTGTCAATATACTTTTAATGGTATTGATAGAAGCGCAACATGCATAAGATTAGAATTTTAAAAATATATAAAAATGGCAAGAACACCCGGTAATTTCGATTTTCCACTTAATTTCGAAGGTTTATTAAAAGCACCTATCGATGCAAAACAATTAGTTGGCACATATGCGGATTTAACAAACCCGGCAACATGGACTGCAAGTGGTCAGGT